GAATCATCTTGTATATCACCTGTTCCAGTAGGTGGCTCACCTACAGTAAAAGTTAAAGTCACAGGATCAGATTCAGTTCCCAAAGTATTTAGTGAAGTAACACTAGCAACATAATTGCTACCTGTAGGTATAAAATTAAGTTCTGCTTCAGTAGTATTTACAATTTTATTTATTAATTGATTTCCTGAACTGTCTACAACATTTACTCTGTACTGATCAGCAGGAAAATCTGTTGGTTCATTCCAAGATAAAAATGGTCTGCCTGTTGAACTAGAATCAGTATCAGTAAATGATAATCCTGTTGGTGCTTTTACCGCATAAGCAGAAGGTAAATCTGCTTTTTCTTCTACTGGTTCTTGAGGTGGTACTTCCCATGTATAAACATCAAAGTATTCTATTAATTTAACACCAACCAAACCATCAGATTGTAATTCTAGTGCTTCTACTCTACAAACCTTTCCTGAAAAACCTAAACCTGCATAAGTTAAATCAACTATATCTCCCACATTAAGTTTGAACATTTCAGGAGTACCAGTAAATTGAAAAGTTTTTTGATTTCTACTTCTAGTTAGAATTGCTTTACCCATGTTGTAAGCAATATACGGATCAGTAACAAAAGGAAATTCAGCTTTTAATTCTAGTATTTCATCACCATCATCTGAATAATATTCAGGCGTAGCATCATGTAAAACTGTAACTGTATCTAGTTCATATCTTTTATTACCATTAAAAAACTCAACAATAACTTTATTTGCTTTGTTATCTTTGCTGCCATAATCAACTGATAATCCATTTTCATCTATTATATGATTATCATTAATGCTAAATGTAGATGTTCCAGTATCTTCAATTTGCAATTCATATTTTCCATTTATATAAAGAAAAATACCACGCATATTTTGCACAAGCTCTTTAGCATTATCTATGACATTGTTATTAGTATCTATCCAAGCATTACAATGAAATCTTTTTACTTTTAATAATTGTGTTCCTGTTTGCGGTGTATAAGTAGAACCTAATGTGCCATTAAAAAATATTCTAAAATTTTCATCTGAACCGAAATAATTTGTCCTTTGTATATCTTTTATTTCAAGACCATCAAGAACTCCATTACCATTAGCATCAAATAAACTTATAAGTTCGTCTATTTTATTTTGATACCAATCAGCATTAGCACTTGAACCACCTACAGTAATAAAATCATCACCAGCAGTACCACTCCATGTAAATGATTGTGCCGATCCATTGAAATAAGGCTGATCTACTTCTACATCACAAACATTGGCAGCAGAGCTAAATGTTGACATATTTACTTGTGATTCTGTCAGACCTTTACCATATTCATTATTAGTAATGTAATCTAAAAAAACTAACGCTGGATTATTTGAATAAGTATAAGTAGATGTAGTACCAAATGTTTGATTGGAATCTCTAGGATCATAAACTTTTTTTCCTCGTACCTGAACTGTCAACTGAGGTACTCCTTGCCACATTCCATCTACATCATATTTAAAATGTGCTGCTATATAACAAATACCATCTAATCTATGTGCTGAAGTCCAATTTGGCATAGATGCAACCAACATAGGGTCAGCAGTTTGTGAAGTTGCTCCGTGATGTAAGTTTAAAACAATTCTATATCGTGCTGTAGGATCAGTTCCAAACTGACCAGCACCAGCACTTATAGTAGCACCAATTTGTGAAACTGTATTTAGTGAACCTGCTCCTGAAGATATTTTATCTGAACCTATATAACTACCATATCTAAATTTATCAGGATCAGTTATAGGCGTACCATCTAAATGTATCGTTCCACCTAATACTTCCTCACATTCACCTACAGATAATGCATAAACCATAAATAAATGTCTTGAATCTTTGTTAGAAACATCCATGTAAACAACTTGTGCTCCAACTCTACGAGTTCCATAACATACAGGAACTTTACCACCAGCAGCAAATTTATTAGCCATGATTGCAGCAGCTTGTCTCTGCATATCTTTAGCTTGTCTATAACCTTTAACCCCAGTAACAATACTTGCAGTTGCTAATACACCAATAACTATTGCTTTTGAGAAAAACTCACCTACAGCAACAAAAAAGCTGACTACAGTGCTCCAAACCATTACTTACCCCACCTTACATCTTGTTTTACTTGTGTTGCAAACTCAAAACCTCTATCTCCTGAACTAAATGCTTGTTGTGATTCTTCAGAAAAATGTCTGCCTTTTGTTAAATTCCAGTTTGCCCAATGAGAAGCAACACTCATGTTTAAAACACTGCTGTCTATATTTTCTGTAATATTTACGTTTTTAATTTGACCAGTAAAGTAATTTATAGCACCTACAATATCTTCATTAACATCAAAATAAGCTATATACACATTTACAACCTTGTCAGTGAAAGCACCAGTTCTTACAAGCTGTCTTACCTGATTAGTTACATTTGAAAAAGATAAATTTATGTCATTGACTTGTAGTTGCCCTGTTTCAGTAGTTGTATCAACCGCCAAAAAAGAACCACCAGCTTCATAAGAGTTAGAATCATAAGTAACGTCTCTATAAAAGTCAGTTAGTCTTATAACAGTAGATAGATTTAGTTCTACAAGAAATGCTGTTTTAGTTTGTTGAGCAGAAACTTGAGTTTGTAAACCTGCTGAAAGGCTTCTTGGCATTACTCAATAACCTCTCTTACATCAAAAGAAATGTTATAAAAACCACTGGTATCAGTAGTATATCTGATTTCATCATTTGCAAGATAAACATTAAAAAGAGGTTTGTTAGTAGTTACAGCTTCATCATCAGCAACAGCAGCAACTAAATTAGGCTGTATGTTTACTGTAGCACTACCACCTGATGCAGTGACTTCATCTTGCACCATATAAACTTTTGCATGACCTGCAAACTTAATTAAGTCACCTGCTCTTAATGCATGATTCGTATGTGAAAAACCATCCATAGGCACAGCACTTGCACCTGCTGATGTTGCACCATTAACAAGAATATCAGTTTCACTATGACTTACACCTTTATTGTCTAATGGTGCTGCAATAGTAAAGTTTTCATAGCCACCTTTTTGTTTAGATAAAAATGCAAATATTTCCTGTGCTTTTAATTGGTCAACTGGTGGCATTTGTACTGTAAAAGAAAAGTATTGTGCACCTATTTGTCTTGCTGATTTTTTACCTGATAAAGTTTGGTTTAATAATATAGGTCTATTGTCTGTAAATACTAATGACCTAAAATTTGGGTCTGTTGGAAATTGTCCTGACATTATACGACCCCCATTTTGCCTTGCGTATTCATGGCATTGTTAATAATTGATGTTATAAGTCCTTTTCTTGATGTTAGTAACTGGTCAAATCCAGCAGCATCAACTGTTGATATATTGAAGTTTACTGTAGCACCGCCAACTGTTTGTCCTTTTGTATGATCTATAACAGTTTCATTTGGATGCACCATAGCCATAAAGCCACCTTTGCCATCTAAACCACCAGCTCTTACACCAGTACCAGTAAAACCACCGCCATTATAAATATCATCAGGGTCAAGTAAATTTGAAAGGTCTTTATTGGCGTTTAAAGGTTTTCTTGTTTTAAAAAGATTTCCTATATCTTCAATATTTGAAGTTATCATGCCTACTAATTTTTGCACGATAAAAACTTGTATAAGTTCATTTATAACTGCTCTAGCTACACTAGTTGCTAAATCTTTAAAATCTAAAAATTGTTGACTTGTTAAATCAAAGAAATCTGTAAATGCATTTGTGAGTTGACCTTCTATTGTATTTGCAAATTGTTTTACTACTGTAATATTTTCCTTTAATGCTGTTGAGTCAAATACATCTTCTGTGACTCCTGTTAAATCTATATATGCTGATTTTGATTTTTTAATTGCAGCTATTTCCTCTTCTATTGCAGCTTTTCTAAACTTTAATTTATATGGGTCGACATCAACCACAACACCGCCTTCTATTTCAAAACCACCAGCTTCATCTATTCCTTTTAATATTGT